ATCTCTGCTGTCTTGTTATCGGCAATCCGGAAAGCCTTGACCTGTTCCGGCGTCAGGTCTCCAGCAATCACACAGGGCACTTCCGGCAGGCCAAGCTGCTTTGCGGCCCGGTATCTGGTGTGGCCGGCAATAATGACGTGTTCCTTATCCAGGATGATCGGATTCTTGAAACCAAACTCCTGGATGGACTTGGCGACCGCTTCCACAGCGGCGTCGTTGATTCGCGGATTGCGCTCGTACGGATGGATGTCCGAGAGCTTCATATTGATTATTTCCATTGATCGAGTAATCCTTTTTGCTTGCTTTTTCGATGTGTGTAGAATCGCTCACAGATGCGTTTTCAGGCGCTTGGACTTGCTCCCTGCATGGGAACCGCAAATGGCCACGGAAAGCCCTGAAATCGACCGCAAATGCCCTTGAAATGCGGCGGGCGGTCAGGTGCGGAAACTCTCTTTAATAGCTCGACTCCTTCCGCTGCCATAGGAGGCTGTTTTGGGGTCGGAGTACCTTTTCTATTCAATATCCCTCTGAGTGCCGCAAAACGCGTTCTATGGGCCTTAAAACACGCGCACGGCGGTTTCGGTCGCATACTCTCTAATCCACATTGCGAACCTATTGCCTCTGCCAGCTGTCGTGAGGGCCGGCACTGTGAGCGTTGCCTGTGACTTGTTTACTGCTGCGCTGTCTGCCGCTGCTTTGTCCACTGTTCATGCTGGAATTGATGATATGCGTCCCAGTCCATGTGGCCGCTGGCTTCGTCTGTGGTATCGAACCATCCTTTCCCGCGGTCATAGGCGAGCGTCCTAGCGGTGGCAGCCTTCCATACGGGATAGTACGCCTGCTCAAGCAGGGAGACGATGTCTGCCCTCGATAGGAAGTTTTTGCCGGACGAACGGACTGAGCGACCCATTGACACCACAGGCGAGATGTAGCGGGCTGTTGGAATGTTCTCCCACACGGCGTCGAACTTGTCATCGAAGCCCGCCAGCTCGCAGTAGGCGTCAAAAACCCGGTCATACATTGAAAGGTCGAACTCCAGGTCAGGCTCCGTGGAGAAGCCCCACGACTTGCCGGAGTGGGAGCGCCAGATTGTGACCTTCATGCCAATGTCCTTGCCATTGGATTGAGCGAGCTTGATATGCAGCTTTTCGGTTCTCATTGCAATTTCCTTTCTTGTGATTGTTCTGGACTCGTATGGCAACTGTGCGCGGACTGGATGCGGGGCCGCGTAATCCCCTGACACTCGACCGCGAAACCTGGGTGATGGTCGCTCCGTTGCCGCCATGACGGCGGACCAGCGCGGCTTTCCATTGGGCGTCCACCAGTTAGGCAATGGACTCAGAACTCACCGCAGACCATGCTTTCTCGCACGACCGGAAACATTGTGAGCTCCTCTGTTGAAAGTGGATTTGTTTCGCGCGCGCGATAGCACACACGCAAAAATGGGCGTTTACCTAGAAAGGGTCAGGAAAAAATGTCGCGCGAGGGGGGGGTAGAGGAAATAGGTCAAATAGAGAGATGATTATATATAACTATATTATTTATACATATTTACAACTTTTCTCATTTGACGAGCAATTGATTTTCATTTGACCTTTTTGATTTTTTCCCAATTTTCTTTTTTCCATTTGGCTTCAATTTTCAGAAGCGTTTCAGCGAATACTTGAAGCCCCTTCCGGACGTCTTAAAGAACATCCGTTCCTGGGCTAGCAAGCTCTCTGTGACGGCCTTGACGATGTTCGGAGGCTGCCCATCAAGGAGCCGGTTGAATTTCCATCCTGGCATCGGCACACCCAGTCCGTGTTCCTTGTGCCATTTCCGGATGCCCGTCAGAGCGATGTCCTGTAGCTTGGAGAAGTCGGTCTTGAAGTAGTTCTTGTCGGTCATGTAGAACTTGTTTTCCATCTCCCATTCCACGAACTCGCCTCCCCAGCGCAGGGCATCGGGCGTGAGGACAGTCAGCTCCGGTCTGGATGCCACAGAACAAGCGTATATAAGCGCATATCGCAGTGCCGTTTCGCAGTATCGGTTCCAGATGGAACACTTCCATTCCGGCGCATCCCGGCTGCGCATCTCGACCAGGCGTTTCTGTTGCTTCTGAAACAGCTCGATGGCCATGGGTGCCGCATCTGCGGTATACGGGGTCAGCATGGCCTTGAGGTTGGTATTGCCGCTGCCTTCGGGCTTGAAGATTGCCCATTGTCTGGCACGTTCGATAATCTCCTGCGGCACCTGCGGTTCCAGCGGCAGATGTCCTTCGTAGGGCTTTTCCGCCACCATCAGGTTCAGTCGCGCATACATGCCGTCTGCCAGGAAGCGATCGTTCACATGATCGAAGAATGCCTTTGGCGTAGTGGTGGCGTAAAGCGTCACGTTCGGATTTGGGATGCTGACGGGCTGCTTGCCGGCCTTGGCTCGTGTGGCATAGCTCTTGTGCGACGTCGTATACATTTTTAGGAGCTTTTCCATGATGGTGTTGTTGCCACTACTGCCTTCGCGCAGCATTTCTTCTAGCGTCGAGTAGAATTCATCGCTCTGCCAGAGCAGCGCCGGAATCACGATGAGCATGTCTTCCAAGCCGGCGCCAGAGGCCACGCCGTCGAGCAGTCCCAGGCCGAGTCCTACTTCCTCAATGATGATCTGGTTGATGTCACGCGGGCGTTCCTTGCCGGAACCGGAGCCTGCCAGAGCCAGAAGATAGATATTCGACCGCAAGCCCGTCGGGGTCTTAACCTTTCTTGCAGCCAGATACGACATGAGAGCCAGTGCGCCTGAAAGAGCCAGGGGTCTATTTGGCGTGCTGGAATATTCCAATGTTGTCGCCATGACGTCTCCGACGAGCCCCTGAATCCTGTACAAGTGTTCGGGAAACGGCAGCGTCTCGATGAGCGTTTCCCTCAGCTCCTCTTCCGATACTTCGGGAGCCAATTCCTCCTGAAGAGTGGGCGGCGGCAGCTCTTGTCTGAGTTCTGCCACGACCGGCGAGGGTTTCGTGCGCATGCCAAGCAGCCCGGACAGGTCCACTTCAGGATATTCACGCGGTTCTATCCTGTCATAGCAACGCGGTTCGAGCATGACGCGGAGCTTGCGCCAGTCGTTTCCAAGACAGGAGTTGTGCAGGCAGCGGAAGCCGATCGCGCCGGCGGCGTTCTGGAACAGGGCGGCGGAGCGGTTGCTGTGGTCGGAATTGAAAGGGCAGACGGGAAAAATCCATTTCCGCCCGTCCTTGTAGAGTTGCGCTGGGCCGATATCGGGACAATGCGCCGCGATCCAGGCATCCAGATCAAAGGACTCTCCCTCGATCTGGTATGTGGTTTCGGTACGGATGTCCTCCTGAACTTCCTCCGTGAGCGCGCGAAGCTGTTCTTCGGTTACCGTGATGATTTCCTCTGGCGCCTCAAGGATATGCGCCATTCGGTGGGGCCGGAAACCCTCAGCGTTGTCACCCTTGCAGTTCATCGTGCCGGGGATGCGCCAGATGCGGGCCGGGTTATATACACTTAAATCCACATGGACGTGTTCGTCTGATACTGCTGCGATATTTTTCAGACAGCGTTGTACCAAGCCTCCATCGACAGCAGGAAGATCAATGGCATACATCATTTGTGCGCCATTGCCCGAATCGGTCATGATGGGCATTGGCCAACCGAGGGATGACAGGCCGTTCTTGATTTCGTTTGCCTTAGCTAGAGCGGCCTCGTGTTCCTCATCAGTACTGGAAATGCCAGTGGGCCGATCAGCATCGCAGTCGATGAGAAGCCATCGCCGCCGCAAGATATCAGCATCTGAAGTAGTAGGTTCGTTTCTACCTATGTCACGGAGGCGGTTCATTGCCCGTGCCAATAGATCGCGCTTGACCGGGTTGGCCGTCGCATACACGCCTCGGCAGGCGTAGAGGTTGCCGATGGCGTCTGCCGCTTCTGTGATATGCTCATAATCGAAGTATCCTGAAACGGTATGCTCCATCCGGTTGCCGGATGATGTCGCTCCGAGGACGCGGACTTCAAAGACATCGCTCGGCCTGAACCAGAGGGACAGGGCGCGAATGATTTCGTCTTTGTCTGTCATATTATTTTACCTCCGGCAGAATCAGTATAAAATCTCTAGCCCAGTCGTAGATAAAGTTGTCGGATATATTGCTCATAGGTGATGGTCTCCTGTCTGAAGTTTTTGCTCAGGTCAGGGGAGGAGTGCCGCCTCCCCCGACCGTATGTTATTTCAATATTTCATTTTCACGCAGGGCATCGAGTTCAGTCTGTGCCGCATCCCTGATTTTTGTGAGCCGCTCTGTGTAGCGGTCGCAAGCCTTTATGAACTTCTCAAAGCATTCCTCGATGCTGCATCCGATGCCGACCGGAGTGAGTAAAAGGTCATAGTTGGAGAGGTATATCTCTGGTTTTTCTGTACCGCTCTGCTTTCGAGAAACATGCCAGCGCTCATCTTCACTGACATTTTCTTCATATGCTTCACAGACGGGACTCTTCCATATGATACTGTTTTCAGGCATGTGCATATTCCTTTCTATTGCATTGTTTTTCATGCGTGTTTCCAACGACCCGGATGTTCTGGAGAACAGTGAGACGACTTCTGTTAGCTCCCGGCGTCATACCTTCAAGGACGTATCGTCCTTCACGGCTGCAGTAGCGGACGATAAAAAGTCCGACCGTGCATCCGATGGTATTACGGACCTCGACGATATCGTTGCTGAAAACCATCTGTTCGGCCTGATCCAAAAGCCCTGTCCATTGGTCGACTTCACAGTTGTCACGGTCGAATACGGCAGTATCTTTGTCGATCTCAGCAAAGACGCAGTCAGTGTCGAAGCCGGTAATCGGGAATGCTTTCCCCCTAACCGGTGCCAGCCCCGAAAGCGGTAGCTGTATGAAGGCTGCATTATGTTCTTAAATTCCATATAATCTCCTTAGTTAAAATGTGACGGTCAAGGTTAAAGTTGCTGCCGCGAGCTAGTAGACGGCATGCCGAATATCAGAATGCCAAGCGTATGCTAGGGCGGCTCCAACATCAAGCACAATCAGGATAAGCGGAAAGATCTTCGTTAGGTTCATTTGTGTTCCTTGGTTTCTTGATCAAAAAGGGATGTCATGGCCATCGTCGAAGGCGACAGCTGGTTTGCAAACCGGCTTTACATCTAGTTTGCACCCGGTGACACGCTCGAACTTATCGCCGGCAATATGCTTCACCGTGACAGTTAGTGGTTGGGCTAAGCAACCTTCTTTAGCCATTTGGGCGGCTTCCTCTGCCGTGTCTGGCACCAGGCAACCTTGCACAGCACGTTTTACCCACCATTTCACAAACTTTTCTCTTGCATAGCCCTTATGCTCAGGACAAACCCATTCGGACTTGTATCGGTTGAAATCGATCTCATAGTCGATTCTCATCGTTCTGGGCGTGTTTGGGTCAGCACCTCTCTTTTCATGCACCGCATAATGCACGTTTAGAACCTTATGCTCTTCTCGGATGGTTTCGTCCGAGATGATGTCTTCCTTTGAAGCTGTTTCAGTGATGTTGCTTCTCTGCGGCGGTGGGAAGTCATAGCCGCAAACCGGACATTTCTGGTAGCCTGCATAAATAAGAGCCAGGCAGTTCGGGCACTTTTTTGCTGGCGCTTCACCGCTACCGGGTGTTTTGTCTACAACGCGAATCATATCTACCGGGCCATGCCGGAGGATATTCCCGCCGTAGTCCAAAATCAATGCTTCCTTTTTTCCGGTTTCGGGAGAAAGTCGGGTCGCTCTTCCCACCATCTGGATGAGAAGTCCAGGCGAGTTGGTTGGGCGCAGCAGGACGACGCAATCGGTGCCGGGAGCGTCGAAACCGGTGGTTAGCACATTCACGTTCGCGAGGAACTTGAGGGGTTTCTTCGGTGTTCCGAACAGATCGTCGGCCACAAATTCCCGTTTGAAGCGCGCGATGGTTTCAGCGCGCTCTCCGGGCGGCGTATTGCCCGTGACGAAGGCGCATTCCTCTCCGGTTAGATTGGATATCTTTTCGGCGACATGCTTGCAATGTTCTACGCTGGAAGTAAAAATCAGTACGCTTTTGCGGTCACGGGTCATGCTGATGATTTCCCGGCAGGCAGCATCGACGAGCTCCTCTTTGTCCATGGCCGCAGCGATCTCGTCATTGATGAATTCGCCGCCACGGACATGCAGGCCGTCCAGATTCGCTTCTGCGCGGCCAGCCCGGGCAACCAGCGGCGACAGATAGCCCTGCAGGATCATTTCCTTGAGGCCGGCTTCGTAGCAGACTTCATTCAGGAAGTTCTCTTTCTGGCAGATCAGACCGCCTTTCATGCGGAATGGCGTGGCCGTCAGACCGATCACGCGGCAGTTGGGATTGATGACTTTCATGTCGGACAGAAAGGACTTGTACATTGAATCGTCTGATGTGCTGTTCAGAAGATGGCATTCATCAATCATCACGATATCGAACGGCCCCAGCTCACAGGCCTTGTCGTACACGCTCTGGATGCCGGCCACGATGATGCTCTCCCGGGTATCCCTCGACTTCAAGCCGGCGGAGTAGATGCCGACCTTCAGCTCCGGGCAAAGCCTGGAAATCTTGTCGGCATTCTGCTCCAGGAGCTCTTTTACATGGGCCAGCGCCAGCACCCGACCGTTCCACAGTTGCGCGGCGTCGGTCGCAATCTTGGCGATCACATGGCTCTTGCCACACCCGCACGGGATCACCACGCAGGGATTGGTGTTTTTCGTCCGGAGATGGTTGTAAACCGCTTCTACAGCGGCGCTCTGGTAGGGGCGCAGCACCTCCATGTCATTTCACCCCCGTTAACTCGATGCCAGCTTGGCGCAACCCGATGGCAAGCTGCAGCTTGGTGGCGGCCAGTCGCCCCCAACTGAGTTTTAGTCTTCTATTGACCTCCCCGTCATCGAATCCGAGCTGGTAAAGGTGGCAAATTTGCAGTTCGGTATTATCGGTAATTCCAGACAGGAACTGCCGTACTATTTCGCATCGGCGTGATCCGTTTTGTCTTCTATCCATTCTTTCACCTTTATGTGCGCCATGCCAGAGGGCGGCTTCGGGTTGTGTTTGGTTACTGTGAGTTTTCGTATTAGTGAATCATCCTCGTAGAGTTTTGCGTGCGTAAGAGTGTCTAAGAGGCACTTAAGGGAATTGTCCGCGTCACGCCTGCGGAAGTCGGGCGGATATAGCTCAATGGCAATTTCCACCGGACAGCAGTAAGTAGAAACGACTTCGTTCCTGAACATCGAAACGATTCTTTTGCGGTATCGCCTGCCGTCCCGGCTAATCAGCACGCGCGGGCCGACATGGCGATAGTAGTGATTCACGCTCGGTGGCCACGGAAGTTCAAACTCCTGGGTAGCATCAATCATGACTTGTTCGCTTCCTTGCTCTTGGCCTCGATATTCGAAACATAATTAAAAAAGAATGTGGCGAATGAGACAAAAACTGCCATGCTGCTTGCAACGCCAATGGTGTCAGCAGCAGAGATTGCCAGCATGGAAGATATCGGCAGCTTGATAAATTCGCTGGTCAACACCAGAGTGTCGCTGCGGATGATCGTTGCAACTTTGAAAGCGACCTGTGCGGTAAAAATAGAGAAAACGGCGATAAAGGCTGGAGTAAAAAGTTTTTTCATGATAATCATCTTCCTCTCGCCCACGGCGGGGCGGTGTTGATTCCTGTTTGTTGTGACGGCACGGCTACAGTTTGCGGGACGCTGGTAGCTTCTCGGGGGCCGTAGCCCTTGATTTCATTGACGATTTCCTCGTTAAGAGTCTTTTTGCATCGGACGGTAACGGTCATCGGCAGATTGTGAAGTTCCACCGAATCGTTGGGCAGAAGCACATTGACAGCGTGGCAGATGGCCGAAAGATCGGCTCTTGCCATGCGGACCGCATCCGGATTCGGGTTTTCTAGATTGAGACGGCTCCAGAGCTTTCGCCCTTTGAATTCACCAGTGGTGATCTCGAATTCAAGCCAGAGATACTGTCCGTTGCCAGTTTTGGTTGGTCTCATCTCCGAATTGGCGATGACGGCCTGGTACTTACCGGCGGGGATGGCATCGAAACCCGCACTGGGTTTGATGTCGTTTGCGTTGAAGTTCAGCGTTGCCATTTTCTTTCCTTTTTGTTATGGGTTACATAAAACCGGCAGCATCGGATGCTCTGGGAGGTTGGGCTGCTTTACCGGCATGTCGGCCGGGCAGCGGATGTGCTCAAAGAAGATGAGCAGGGGCATAAAGTCGTCCCGAATGAGACGGCATTTTTCGCCTGCGTGGATGCGGTGTCCGCAAATATCGCATATCTGTGGGGTGCGAAGGGTGACTATTTTTTCTGACATGGTTTCACCTCATATTGCGTTTTTTGATTCGGCCTTGCCGTATGCCTCAATAAAGGCAGTCCATGAGAGCGGAATCTCAGACGGCAGGCCGAAACGGTTCTTGGCTATGCAGGCCGGACTGCCGACTGTGCGCAGAATACGCTCCCCGCCATCAGCACCAATGGGAGAAGCAATGCCGCGCTCTCCGGAGAAGCCGGTATTTTCCTTTTGAATGCGGAAGCGCCGAGTTGCAAACAGTACCGCATCCACCCACTCGGAAAGGAGCGAGGCGGCATGCTTGTGGAGTCGCGGCGTATAGCGGTCATAGGATGCGTTTTCCGGGTCCTCAAATCGCTCAACTTTCGAGTGGGCAATAATGATGGTAATCATGCCGCGCTGGTTGCGGAGCTCGTCCAGAAAACTGACCGCCTTGCGCCAGTGGGTCAAGGCATGGACATAACCCTTGCCGAAGCCCCCATCGACTTTTTCGATGTTGCGAACGCCGAACTCTGCGCAGACCTGATCCCATATCAGTCGCTCCAGCCAGTCGGCAGAATCCAAGACTACGGTCTGGAAGTCGTGCGGTTCGTCACGCAGGGCAGTCAACGCGCTTTGAACGTCGGAGAAGCTCCTGGCCAGCGGAAATTTGGCACAGTCAATTTCGCCCAGGCCATCTTCGGTCTGGATAAAGATGGATTTCGGAGCCGAAGCACTGAATAAGCTTTTTCCTATGCCTTCATTTCCATAAATGAAGAGACGGGGCGGTTTGTTCTCTTTGCCATTCTGGATTTTGTCGAGTAGTGACATGCTTTTAATCCTTGATATTGTGGTTATATGTTGGCGATGACCCGCACTTCTTCGTAGCCAGTGGGCCAGGAGTCAGTCTCACGGCAGTTGCGATAGCGCTCCAAAGCTGCCTCGTTAACCATCTCAGCTTGGTCAAGAACCGCGTCGGATAGCTTCCATACGCCGGCTGAAAATGGTTCATTCTTTTCAACTGCGACGATGTGGACGGGAACATCCTTTCCAGTGGTTTGCCGGATAATCGCCCTGTAGAAAGCCATTTGGTAGATGTAGCCATAGCGTCGGCAGTCGCTATCGAACCATTTGAGACTGTCACAAGTCTTGAGATCGATAAGTCCCTTTTCCGGCGAGAACCAGTCCACGCGTATCTGGCAGGGCACACCGCAATAATCGGTGCGGATGACGCCTTCGGCTTGGCCATAGTCCAAGAGTTCTGATGCTGCCGAATGCAGCCAGACCGATTTCAGCAGCTTGATAATGAAACCGTAATCACGGTTGGAAACCACCTCGCGTTTCTGGCTAGACAGCCATTCGGCATAAGCCTTGGTGGATTTTCCGAAAGGTTCGCCGGTTTTGGCATTCACTGGACCGTCAGCGATGATATACTGTTCATCGAAAGCCATACGGTCTTCCAGAATCAGGCAGTGTGTGGCCCGGCCCAAAGCCATGGCGGGAGATTCACTTTTCGCCACTTTGCCAGTGATCTCCTTGTGGTAGAGCGATGGTGACTCGCGAAAGTCGGCCAAGAGATGGCTCGACATGTAGCGACCATTGCGAGATTCGGCATGATATTCCTCTGCCGGGATTCCAAAAATCAAATCTGGGTTCATTGGCTGTGACCTCTTTTCAGGGTGGTTGATAATCGCAGGCCTTATTGCCTGCCACAGTCGTATCCAACAAAATTTCCCAAATCCGCAAGTGGAATGTGATTTTTTGAGTTATTTTTCAGAGCCGGACATAAAAAAGCCCTGCTGCAGGAATTTCCGCAGACGGGCCAAATATTATGCGATATAGGGGGATTTTTAACGAGGAAACAAATCGCCTAAGCGACTGCGCAAGTATCGTCATTGCAAAAAATTGAGGTATTTTTTAGTTTTCAGATTATTGCACTTGATTTTTCTAATAATTGATATATCTTTCGGTAAAATCTGGTGATAGAAAGGGTGTTCGGTTCAAATAACTTAAATTGTGCTATTGGACTTTACTTGTTTTTTCAGAATGATGGGAGGCGATCAAAACCCGTTTTAATCTTTGCTTAAGATGCACTAAGGGAGTTGGAAATGACTAAAACACCGGTTAATTGTCCCCAGATCATCTGAGAAAACGTGTTTTCTCCCACCAGCCATAACGGTATTTTGACAATGTCCGACTCCCTAAATAGATCACCATAGACGAAATAGAGAGCAGTTATCACATATAAGCAAATCCAGGTTTGTGTGGCTTCCGGTTCCTGAGTTAACACATTAACTTTAAGGAGTAATAGACATGGGATTATTAATATTCTGCTTAATTATAATTATAATTTTTTTCCCCTCGATAGGATATTTCATCTTTGGGCCCTTTGCCGGTAAAACTCCCATTAAGACTAAGAAAAGGTTCAAGGATATTTGGGGCAATCGTAGGACTGAAACAATATATCACGACACAGGCAAACGGGTGGATACCGTCAACCGAGATGGTTTTTGGGGAGGTCGTGTCAAAGAAACCTACGTTACGAAGAGATGCTTTAAATGCAATTCCGATGTCAATATTGATTCGGATGGTTTCTATCGTTGCACTTGCGGAAAAAAATTCAGGTAGTCTAACGTAAGCAAATCGTGGAAACGCCGGCAATCACCAGATGTTGAATGTTTCCATTAATTGTGGACATAAATCCTTTCTTGAAAACACATTTTGACGATTTTGGATGAAAATCATATAGGAATTCAATCTTCCCGAAACGGTACCTTTTGACACCTTTTGTGACTTGAAACGGTACCAAATGGCACCTATTTTCTGGACACTTTTTCCCCAGGAAACATATGGCGAAGGTGGCATGGCATTCGGAAGCCAGACGAGGATGCAATCTGGGTTCATTGGCTGTGACCTCTTTTCAGGGTGGTTGATAATCGCAGGCCTTATTGCCTGCCACAGTCGTATCCAACAAAATTTCCCAAATCCGCAAGTGGGATGTGATTTTTTGAGTTATTTTTCAGAGCCGGACACAAAAAAGCCCCGCTGCAGAAATTTCCGCAGACGGGGCCAAATATTATGCGATATAGGGGGTTTTTAACGAGGAAACAATCGCCTGAGCGACGACGCAAGTATTGTCATTGCAAAAATTTGAGGTGTTTTTCAGTTTTTAGATTCTTGCGCTTGATTTTTCAGATAATAGACATATCTTTCAGCTAATGTTGATATCGGTCAACACATAGATGCAGAGAAACTGTCCGTCCAATTCAGCCGGCATTCATTTCGGTTCCAAATCAGTTCCATTTCTGCTCAAAAAATGCAAGCTGGTTTTCAGACAATTTCAGTTGCGGAATTAACGATGTATGACATTCAAGAACCACTGCATAAGATAACTCTGTTTTTTTCGTACCCCCCGGAAGAGGTCAAAACGCACCCACCCCAGTATAATAATCATTGGCAGGAGGCAGAATATGAAGACGTGCATATCGATAGCAATTCTATTCGCGATGACTGGCGCAGTTGTGCACGGGCAATCCAGCCGAAGCGAAACGATCTGTTGCGAGGCCATTCTTGAACTGACGAAGGTTGCGCATGAGCACGGTCTGGCGCCCTCAGATTGCGAACCGGTCATGGTCGAGGGCATGAGCATTACGTTCAAGAACGCTAACGGTACAATGACCATCACATGTGGGAAGGGATTTGAACGCCGCTATACATGGGCAGGTGACACCCGCACGGTTGTGATGATTCCTCGGAAAGAGAGGTGGTACGGTAGTCTCGGGATGTACAATCCCGGCTCCTACATCTCTGGTGAAGTCGAACCGTGGATGGAGCATGACGGGATAAAGCGGTATGTTGTGGAGGAGGGGCAAAGACACTTCACCAACACGGCTGATGCCGTGAAGTGGATACATAGGAGCGGAGAATTACTGTCCTATATCTACAACGACTTGGGACTCGTTGTTGGAATGAAGAAGAGTCTGCCTCCCCCTGAAATGGTCAAGCAAGGTGCGCCAGGCACCTTGTCGGTTGACGTGTGGCAGGTCTATATCAACGGTAAGAAACCGAAGAAGTTGAAAGGGGCACAGAACGATGCCATCACTGTGCACTACCCTCCATCGTATGATATGCACACAGTGAAACCACCCACTGATCCGGTGGACCATGATTATTGTCCGTTCGATGCGTCGAAGTTCTTCAACCCTAAGCGATAAGTAGTGTAAGCGATCATTCAGCCCATTACTCAAAGCTGGGATCTGGCATTACAGTTAGTCGGAGAAAAGCCTGTTTTGCAAGCACGGCAATCTGACGCGCCCGCGTCATGATTTAATTGCTGGCGGCCCAGCCCATCCTATCCATAAATTCATCTGCGGGTCAAGTTCCCATTTGAGAGATATCTTGTACCAGTCGAGCATGGTCAACACCTTGATTTTTCCCGCTCAAGGTTTAAGTTAGTTTTTGTCAAGTTTTGGGCCCTGTATTTTGCCAAGTAGGACAAATATGATGGATAGTTTGAAAAGATGAAAATTGCTATGAAAAGCAAGGGAGTGTCTAAATGATAACTTTTGAATTATTCAAAGACTGGTTTGGAATTATAGGCAATGGTTGTTTGCTTGCTATTTCGATATATGTGTTTTGGCGTACTTTTATTTCTAAAAAAATTATTTTTTCTGGCTTTTCAACACATACCGCTATTATAGGAGGTAATTCGATTTCTGTTACTGTTGAGAATAAAACTTTGTCTCCCATAGTTATGACCAGTATATGTATTTTGGCAGGTGATTCATTCAAAATTGAAATTAAAAACTTCGACATTCCAGAAATTTTGAAACCACTGTCAGCAAAACGATATACTACTGATCCTTTTTCTGAAATATCAGAAGCGATAGATTTTAGTGATTTACATAAGTATTCTAAAGAAAAAAGACTACGAATAGAAATACATACCAGTTCAGGATATCTTTTCGATACATTTAACCCCTATCATGGTCAATATGGACGAAAGGCGGAAAAGATACCATTGCATACTCGTTATACAAAAATATATAATGGAGTAATAATCTCTCCTAAAATAAAATACGCAATTCACCTTGAATTGCCGGATAGGAGCGAAGCCAATTTTTATTTGTTATCATCTGGCAATTTTTATAAACCGCCATTCCCAATCTCGAATTATCCCGACATTGAAAACTCTACTACGCAAACGGTAACCGATTTCATCAAGAAGGATATACCATCACATAATGGAACTGTCGGAATCCGTGTTAATGATTTAAAGAAATCTATTTTTACACAAAAAGCAAGTATTAGCGGAAAGTCATCAACTCACCTAAAACAAAACTTTACCTGCAAATTTGTAAAAATACCAATAGAGAAAACCCCAATAGATAAAAATGATGTGAATACAATTTAAGTGCCGGTAGCATGCAGCTGACGCAGCGGCGGTTGTGAGCCGCTTTACTGGTCACTTTACACATAACGCCATCACACATATCGTATCGCGTTTTATCCGAAAAAACAGGTTCCGATTTATGCAAGGAGTGTCCGCATGAGCCGCACCATCCCGAAACACGACCCCGGAGGCAAGATCCGTCCCGCTTGGCCCGCAGATTCTGCTATCGACGCCGTCTTTTCAGATTGTGGAAAATACCGTTACCAGCTTCGTGAAATCTGGGATGTGAAAAAGCCGCTTGTATTCTGGTTGCTGATGAACCCCAGCGTGGCCTGTATCGATTACAGTGACCTAACCTTGCGTAAGACAGGGAAGTTTACCCGTTTCTGGGGCTACGGAGGGCAGCTTGTCGGTAATGTCCATGCCTACCGTGCCACGGACAAGAAGCGTTTGCTGGAGGTAGCCGACCCTGTTGGCCCAGAAAATAACAAGCATATCATGATAATGGTGAAACAGGCCGCGCTTATCGTCCTTGCCTTTGGCCGCCCTCCGTCTCAGGACCTTTGCCATCGCGGCCAAAAATTCAGGGATACCCTTCTCCGGAACCGCAAGTATCAGAGCCTCTGCTGCTACCTGCGGCTCGCCAAAGATGGCACACCGTGTCACCCCCTTTACCTCCCAGCCGCCCTTTGCCCGAAATTTTACATTGCCACACGCGAATAGTTGCCGCCCGCAGGAGGAGCCAATGCCTGAACAGGGCATCAACCTGGAGAGCGTCTATGAGTTGCGGGGCAATTCGTGGGTTTTAACGCGTGTACAGGGGCGGCAGCTGGAACAACAACGCCCCGTCGAACCGCAACAACATCCTCGGCTTCCGCCTCGTTTTGCTCCCAGCTCAAGGATAGGACGGATGTCAATCATTAAACCAGGTCATCTCCCTGCTTCTGTCAATGGGGATAGGACAAAAGCAAGGGGGCAGTTTCTCTGGTAATCGGCACGCGAAGGCAAAACTGCAAAGACACGATTCAAGAAGTACCCGACCCGGGATTTTGCTGAGTAGGTTGATGATGGCTGCATTGATAATTTGATACCTGAAGTAACAGAATTCTCCCCGGCTGGGTGGGCTTTTAAAGTCTTATCGCAGGGTCAAAAAGGCGGCGTAGGTTTTGTGTTATAGTCCTGTGGAAATAAAAAATCAGCATGGTCGCAAATAAGCAAAAATATAGGCTCTAAAGTATCAGGCAAGTATCAGATTATCATAGCGATCTTCAGCCGCCGGCAATATCTCTGTTCCAGTGTAACGGAGTTCGATTCATATGTAACTGCCTAATGGTGTGGAAGCTACATACATATTGGACGTTTTATGCAGCATTTTCATGGTGGGTATATCTGCACGAGCAATAACTTTTAGGCGTCTCCAGCCTTCAGCTTTTCGGGTTTTTACGCAGGAAATGGTTCTCGGCGGGTCAGGCGGAAGTTCTCATAAAAAGCTCAGGTCAGTTGCAAATTTATTCAGCATGCATTCAAAAAACAGAGACTGCTCGCTGGTTCACGCTGTTATACTCCACCAGAAATTTTTAAAGACCGGTAAAGTCCACACGACTTGCCGGTCTTTTTTTATATCTCGTAAGTACCGTAACTATCGGAACTTACAGCAATTTTATATCGTCCAATGCCGCCCCACCAGAGAACTCCCGGAAGGCGGTTTTTTGCGTCCAGGACAGGCTTTTTTACGGATTTCTCTCTACCCTGTGGTCAAAAGACCACACCCCTAGGGTTGAACAAAGACCACACCCACCCCAAAAATACCGTTTCTTCTAAAATCAGAGAAGTGATTTCCTCCTTAAACCCAACCACCCAAGAGCAGACCACAATCTTCAGAAC